CTGTATAAAGATCTGAATGTTTATCAGACTTATCTGGTTGTCCTGGTTTTTTTGGAATACGCGCACCCTCATCAATTGATGCTCCATTTTCTTTCACAAGCATTCCTGCTGGATCAATTAGAAATCCGGCGGGAATTGGTTTACACTCTTTATTAGTGTAACAATAATATTGCCCCTTAGGACAGCGACCGTTTTTTGTCATTCAACTGGATTAGACTTAGTGTTTTCACCTCTTGCTCTTTTTTTTCTTCCCGCACAATGAGCGCGTTGAGAAAATCCTTTTGGATTTGAGCAATCAATACTCTTTTTATATTTATTCGTCCAGTCTTCTTGAAATTGTTTAAAAGTTTTCATGTTTCTATTGCAGTAAAAACAATTTTAAAAGTCGTTGCGCTTGCAAAAGAAGGATATGCCAAAAGTCTCAGAGATCCCGCACTTATTTCAGATGAAAATGTTGCAACTCCAATTGGATGATTTATAGTTCCATATTCTGTCATATAAGTATTTATTCCGTCATGAATAACATTAATTGTTGTCATGTTATAATTTGATCCTTCAGTGACCTGAACTTGATAATTAGCGGACCTATAAGTAGAGGCACTTATTGACATGATAACTGCCGTGCCTATTCCGGATGTTGTTAAAATTCCTGATTGAATATCACCTGCAATCAATTCTAAATTAGATGCTGATACTGGTGCAAATGTAAATTTACTTGTCGATGCATCATACCTTAAAAATCTACCATCTCCTAAATTAGAGGAATTAACATCAGTTAAATTCGTAAGAGCGTTAACACCACCTAAAGATGTGCTAGCAATACCTACCCAATTGTTTCCGTTGTAAATTAGTAGTTTATTTTCACCTGTGCTCTCATCAAAAGAAACATCTGCAAGATCTTTTATGAATCCTGCACCACCACCACCAATAGATGCTAACTGTTGTTGAATTCTATTGATGAAAATTCTATAATGTTCTTTTAAATCTTTTAAAGTTACAAAGTCTTGATTGAGAGGTGTTAATGGGTCTTTTGTTTTAGTTGAAGATGATCCAGTTAAGTCTTCTGTTAATAATTTCTTTTCATCAAACTTTTCTAAAATAGATTCAAGTTTAGAAATTTTTTCAGTTATCTCAGTATTCTTTTTTTCTATTTCCTCAAATTTTATTCTAGATAAAGTCTCTTTGAGAACGTTTTTTGCATCTTGAATATGTTTTTCATTTCTATAAAAATTAATTTCTAAATCTTTTATTTTATCTGAAATATTTTGTTCAAAAAATCCAACTTCACTTTTTAAAACATCATAATAATTTGAAGTGCTAATATTTAAATTTTTTTGAACGGTAGAAATGTCTTTCGTTAAGACATTCTCCAAATTAAATAATTTTTCTGAAAAATCATTCAGTTTTTCTGCTTGGATTTCTAGTTTTTTACTTTCTAATATTTCTCTTCTCTTAAAATCTTTATGTAGATTTTCATATGTTCTTGATATAGAGGATATTTCTTCTCTGCATTCATTTACAAAAGATTCTACAGTAAATAAATTTTTTTCTAAGTTTTGTGTTATATCAATTTCTTTATTTTTTATTTTTTGCTCTAAATTCTTAACATACTCACTAATATCATTTATATTTTTTTCTACATCTACTGATATTTTTTTTACTTCTTCCTCACTTTTAAGTGAAGATTCTATTAACATATTTTTATATTTTGGAATTTCAGACTCTACAAAATAATTTAAATCATTTTTTATTTGTTCAATTTTAGTTTGATAGTTGTTTTCTATTTCTTCATATTTTTTTTCAAAATAAGTTTCAGATTCAAAAATTCTTTTTTCTGTTTTTAGTTCTGTTTCCGCAAATAATTTTTTATACTTTGGTAATTCTATCTTTAAAGTTGAGTTCAATTTATCATCAATATCTAAAATATTTTCTTTAATGGATGATAAATTAACTTCATTAATACCTTCTACAGTTTCTGTAATTAATAGAAGTTTATCTGCAATACCCTTATCAATATTTTCAATTTTTTCATTTATATCATTTTTATAATTTTTAAATCTCTTATCTATTCTTATTTCTGTTTCAGAAATTGTGTTTTTATAGTTTATAACATCAACATTCAAAAAATTCTCAACTAAATTTGATAATGTGTAAAATTCTTCTTTTATATTAAATAAAGTTTTTGAATTCAAAGTTTTTATATTATCTTGAATATTTTTTATAGATTCATCTACAAAAAATAAGTGAGACATCATTGCATTGTCTAAATCTTCCTTTCTAATAAAATTTGCAATTTCATTTTTTAAAGAATCAATAACATATGACAAATCATTTATTTTACTAATACTAGATTTAAAACTATCAAATGTTTCAGTAAAATCTGTTAACGCTTGTAAATGATTTAAATTATTTTTGTATGAATCAAAAGCTTTTGATATTTTTTCTATCTTTTCTGGAGATGCAGAATTTAGTTCCTCTTGAACATAATCAAGGGTAGTTTTTGGATCTATATCAATAAAATATTCTGAGGGTTTTCTTAATGGCACCTACTATTACACTCCGTATCCATTTATAATATTTATTTTACAAAAAATCACTCTTTTTCTAAATTTTGATTTTTTAATAACTTTGCCAACTCTGCGGTGGATCCAACAAACAAAGCATTAGTGACATTTGTTGGTCCTTTTGCGCTATCATCAGTAACCTCTTTTACTTTTTTTTGCAAATCCATTAACTTATCAGTGGCATCGGCAACATTTTTTATTAACTGCCCTGCCACTTCATAAGCTCTTGGCATTTCACTTTCTTGCGCTAATTCCAAAATACCATTAATTGCTTCCTGTCCTTTTTCTATCAAACTATACAAGTTTCCTCTTGTATAATCATAATCTTTTTTAATATCATCGACAAAATTTGAAGATGATACCTCAATATCTGCACTTTCTTTTTCAGTAGAAATAATGCTACTCTCTACATTAAAAGTGTTGTCTAAATTTTCGTAGTTTTTTGACATTTTCATAATTATGTTATATTTCCACTAAATCCAAAATCGTCACCAACCGGAATTAAGAGATTGTCTGCTGATGTAATTGATTTAACGGGATCTCCCTTTAAATGAGTTGTAGCAGTTGTTTTATCTTGACCTCTTTTGACTGTTAAATTATTTCCTGATTTTGATACTACATAAACCTCCTCATCTCCAATATCTAGATAAGTATTTGTGGATATTGATGCTGCACTATCAACAACAATTAATACATCAAAGGCAGTGATATCATTTGCCAGTGTAGTGAGAATTGTTCCAGTGTAGTTTTGAATCGCTCTCGGCGTAGAAACATATGCGAGTTCTCTGGTCGTATTAGTAGTATCAGTTCCAGCAAGATAACTAATTTTTGCAGTTCTAACGATATCCGAAGTAGCAGTTGATACTGGACCAAATAGATATGTCTTTGCGGAAAATCTTAAAGTATAGAGTAAAACTCTTCTTGTTGAAAAATTGCCCTCGTAGTCGTCTTGCATTGTAATATTTTCAAGCACAATGGGAATATCTCTCTTTTCGTTTATACCAGACTCTACAAGAGTAACTGTTAAATTATACGCTGGTTGAAAATAAGGAAGTATCTGCTCAACAATTTGTAGTGCATCATCATTTAATTTTGACATGATGCTTAATTCAAACTGCATATTATACGGCACGGGCATATATGCTTTTTTTGTTACAGTATTAGTTGTTTTATCAGCAACGGTAAACTGTTGAGTTGTGGTAACCTTTCTTGATGAATCATATGTAATTCCAGTGAACTCAAACGACATTCTAGGCAAAGTAATTTGAGTTGATTTGCTAAGATCTGGAGATTGCTCCAGTCTTGCTAAAAATTTTTGCGTTGGACCGTATGCAAGGGGGACTTTAATAATATCTGTGACTATATCAGAGGAGTTTGTATGCTTGATTGAAATGTCATTAAATAAAGTTCCAAACGCAATCACCGTTTTTCGTAAAATTTGGTGATAAAAATACTCAAACATTTTTTTGCCCTTGCAAACAATAAGTTAATAAGAATTATTTAGGTTAAGGTTGTCCAAATGGATTTCTTTCG